TCGGGCATTGTACTCACGGTGCGCTACAGGGAACGCGAAGGTAACCGCTAGTGCATCAGCGGCATCTGGTGAAGCTAGTCCTCTGGATCGCATTTCTTTCTTTCCTTCCAGAAAAATGGTTCCCGCTGAATTGGGCTTCTTCATTGGGCCAATTAGATCATTTTTAAGAGAACGATCAGTAGGAATCGAAGCAGTCCTGAGCCAATCTCGCATGGCACCCCACATCTCGGCCCGCTTGTTTCCCCACATTATAGGGTTTTTAGCTTTCCAGCCGAAGTTAACCCCGCGCACCTTATAACGTTGCTCAGTCAGCCTGTCAAGAATCCCATACCCAAGCCCACCTTCGTCGATCACAGTCAGCGTGGGCTTGTACTCATCGATGGCATCAATAACGTGCCCCACAACACTCATAGTATCTTCACCCTTGAGTCGCTTGATCGACACGATGTCCCTACCTTGACGCACCAATATTACCGTACTGTCCATACCACCCCGTGCTGGGTCAACCCCGATCACTATGGGTGCCGTTACATCTTTCCACTTATCCCGCTTGAACGCATCCTCGACCACCATGGGTGATATAAACTGGTCCTCACCGGCTGCGGGAAACTCACCATACACCTCGACTCGAGCCTGTATAGAGTCTTCACCATACTCCGCAATGATCTGTTCATAAATCGCCTTATCAGTACCCTCTACTGTACGGGCATCAATAATCTCACCACTCCAAAAGTCCCGCTTGCCGTGGAACGTCTCGAAGAAGTACCCCGTGTTACGCCTCGGGTTACTGAACGCGAACCAGTACCTATCCAGAATCTTCTCTGTAAAAAACCCCGCGGCCACGCTCCAGATCGAGTCAGGTATACCACTAGCCTCATCGAAGATCACCATCATCCCGTCATGATTGTGTACGCCGGCATAACTGTCTGGGTTCTCCTCACTCCATAACTTCCCCTCAGCAGCCCAGTACCGCGTACCCTTCTTCAGGTCACGCTCGACTAGTTCTGTCATCCACTGAGCGGGCACCAGCTTAGTAGCCGACGGCTCCCACCAGTGCGAGTTGATCGACATCGTCGCCCACTTAGTCAACTCACCCCAAGTGACCGTTCTCAACTGGTTCTCGCTGTTAGCCGATACGATGACGCTACTGCCAATCCGAGTCGTCAGCATCCACAAGATTAACCAACTCACCAGTGCACTCTTACCGATCCCCCGGCCAGACGACACCGACCTTCTCAGCGCGTCCATATCCAACTTACCCTTGTTCGCCTTGATGTGCTCGGCTATCGAGCGCAACGTTCTACGCTGCCAATCACGCGGTCCACTGAAGTGCTCGAGGGGTGTATTCGGATGCCCCCAAGGAAACGCAAACATCACAAACGTCTCAGGGTTATCAGCAACCTGTGGACTCCACAACTGAGTCATGATCGCGTGCTCTTCATCATCCGAATAAATAGGCTTCTGCATTATTTAGCCTCCACGTCAATCACATCATCAATCAACCCTGCTCTAGCCTTAGCCGCAGCCAGTGGTCCGAGTACCGACAGCCCGCCAGTCATCTCGATTTGAGTACTCGCACCATATCGCTTCTTATTATGAGCACTCATTAACCACTTCCTAGTATCTATTCGCAACCTATCCCTATTAACCGTATCACTCGCTGCTGGGTCAATAGCTTCTACACCATCGGCAATATCTAAAATCTCACTAGCCAAGAACTCAGTACGCATCTCCTGAGATTCTTTGAACCGCTCGTTTCTTTGAGGGTCACGCTTAATCCAGCGTAAGAAGTCCTCATACGATATGCACCGCGGGTCATCCTCGACAAGTGACTTAAGAGATTTACCTCGATAAATCTGTTCGATAAAACTCTCGAACATATTCTCATATTGCAGGTGCAATAGTTCCTTGGCCGACTTAGACGGCTTTGGTACGAGTGGCATTGGTTCAGAGAGCCAGCTTGGCAATTCGAGTTCATTCTCATTGTTACCGCTAACCTTCTCAGCCGCGCCTACAGAGTTTCCTGGTGATTTTTCCATAGTGCTGAAAAGTGTATCACACTTGTCTATTTTTTCAATGTGTTTAACCCACTGGGTCACTTGGTTCTTTTTAACCCATTGGGTCACTTGATTCTTTTTAACCCATTGGGTCACTTGGTTCTCGGGTTTTTGAAAAAATAAAAAATTGTTCGCGGTGCCATCGTAACTGAAATGGCCAGACCCCTGGACCCCGGGGGGGCCTCGGGAAAAATTGCACCGCGGCAGCATCGGGCCCGCCAGCAGGCCGCGGGTTCACGGGTGCCCAGGTTATCAGGTAAACCCAGTGGGTTATCAGGTAAACCCAGTGGGTTAATGTGACCCACTGGGTTAATTGTGACAATTGTCCCTTTTAGAGAAACAAGAAAACCCAGTGGAAAACAGGGTAAACCCAGTGGGTTATCAGGTAAACCCAGTGGGTTATCAGGTAAACCCACTGGGTCAGGATTTTGTGACCCACTGGGTCAGTTTTTAACCCACTGGGTCAGTTTTTAACCCACTGGGTCATGATTTTGTGACCCACTGGGTCAGTTTTGGCCGGGTTTGGGCAAACTGTGACAATTGTGCCTTTCGCGCGACACCTAAGCATTTTTCTAAACGACTTTTTAATTTGGTCTTTTTTTTTCAGAATCCTAGAATAATCATGTAGTGGCAAAAGGGACAATTGTCACAATCGCATAAACCGTAAACCCAGTGGGTCAATGTGAACCCAGTGAACCCAGGCAAACCCAGTGAACCCAGGCAAACCCATTGGGTTTAGCTATCATGAAACCCAGTGGGTTAGCAAAATACAATTAGACAATGAAACCCAGTGGGTTAGACTTACACCCAGGCACCAAAAAGCCTGTAACCGTAACCCGTAACCCGAAAGGCACATCATGAGAGAAAACCTCGCAGACATCACCCTGGCCGTGGTCATTGGCTTGGCCTTGACTGGCCTGGCCTTGTCTTACTTTGATATCCTTTTTCTGTAACCCGTAACCTTAGAAAGTAACATCATGAATGCACACAACGAAGCCCTTTTTTTACTATCGTCCACAGTTGACCAATTGGCCATGGTCAAAGCCCAAATTGCCGAGCTAACGGCCATTGAAAAAGGTTTAAAGCAGGTCTTAACTGATTCAGGCCTGGGCCTGATCGAAGGCACCCAGCACCAGGCCGCCATTAGCTACTGTGAAGGCCGTGTAACCACCGATTGGAAAACCATAGCCGAACGGTTTAACCCGTCGCACCAATTGATAACCGCGCACACTACACAAGGCGAAGCCTATAGCGTCGTGCGCGTATCGGCTAGAAAGGGTTAAATCATGAAAACAACCGTTTATTACACTGACCCTGGTCATGGTTGGTTCGCAGTTAAAAGAGCAGAACTAGCCCGTTTGGGTGTTCTTGATTCTGTATCGCACTACTCTTACCAACGGGGCCAGACCGTTTACCTGGAGGAGGATTGTGATGCGGCCTTGTATTTCAATGCCATCAGGCGAACGACTGGCCAGGACCCGGCCTATATCTACAAGCATACAGATAAGACACATCCTATCCGTTCGTATGAATACTTCAAACCGTAATCGAAAGGCAAACCATGGACCCGTTTAATCAATTCATCCGTGAGCATTTTTTATTTGTAACCGTGACTGATAAACCCGTAATCGAAAGGCAAACCATGAACACCCAAACTCGCACCCTGGCCACGATTGGCCGTGATATCCGCACCCACTGGGACAAACCCTATTTCGGTGCCGTGCCTTACCTTGACGCCATGCTATCCATGGGGTCAATTGACGATAGCTACGGGTTCGACGATGGCCGGTCTATCGTGATGTATTTCTTGGCCAATGCTCGCACCTGGCGAGGCGAGGACGCCAAGCGCATCAAGGCCGAATTGAAAGCATTGAGCCAGTAACCCAGCGGAACCCTCGGCCAGGTGAACCCTGGCCTTCTTTTTGTTATTTGTAACCCGTAACCCTCGGAGGATTAACTATGCATTATCACTTTGTAAAACAATCAGGAAACCGTAAAACCGGACCTATACCCGTCACCTATTCCCAGCGTGAAACCTGCCCGCCATCGTGCCCTCATTATCGTGCCGACTGTTATGCGGAGGACTATTACACCCGCATGGTTTGGGACAAAGTACCCAAGCGAGGCGGAGACCTGGCCGCGCTATGCACCTCAATCGCAGCGTTACCCGAGGGGCAGCTTTGGCGCATGAACGTGGCCGGTGACTTACCTGGCCAGGGGGAAACCGTGGACCCGGTGGCCCTGGGCGATATCGTCTGGGCTAACCGTGGCCGTAAGGGTTTCACCTACACCCACAAGAAAACCCTGGATGCTATCGACTGGGCTAAGCATGCTACAGATTGGGGTTTCACGGTGAACCTAAGCGCCGATGATGCCGGCGAGGAAGATATTTTAGAGGATAAAAAAGAAACCAAGGAAATTAAGAAAACTAAAAAAACTAAAAACCTTAATGTATCACTTTAAGGTTTGGCATAAATAAGACCGTATTGTGTCCACTTGTCCGCTTGTGTCCACTTAGAAGTGGACGCGTTTATATACAGTCAAAAGCCTATTTTCGTTATTCTGTCCACTTGTCCACTTGTTTTACTACTTTTTCAAAAAAAAAAAATAAAAAA